GCGGTGGCTCTCAGGTGGCTCTCATTGCAAAAACGCTTGCTATTTGTAGTTTTACTCCTGGTGGCACTACAGCGGCTATTGGGACGAAGTTCATGGGATTGGAATTTGATGCTAAAGATTTCAAGTAGCGCGTCGTATAGCCATTGACTATAGGAGAATAGAAGATGAGTAAGATAAACAGAGAGAAGATCGTAAACAAGCTAGTGCGCTGTAAAAGTGCGCACTATGTAGTACACGGGAAAGATATTCTAATCCCGACTGTTTGCCTCGATTGCAAAAAGAAAGGGCTAGTCCTGGTGTACAACCCTGTAGGGTCCAGAATGGAGGCAATGTGTAGCGCAAGAGAGGATGAAAGAGGGCAGTTCATCAAAGGGTGCGATAAGACTTCTTTTGTCATCCCTATGACACGGTATGAGTACGACATTATTGTTGATGATCCCCACACGTCTGACTACTTCTTTTACCTGAAAGTGCTCTCGTAAGGAGGGACCCATGATCACACGAAAACAAGCACTTAACGCTCTAGCTGAGCATACTGATTTAGCACTTGTCTACGAGCTAGACACCTATAGGACAGAGTTCCTGGTAGATCTTGCATTTGAATGCCCTCAGTTTCAAGAGAGCAAACAGGCCAGCATGCAAGCATTGATGTTGTATGCACAACACATAGTGGGGAGCATAGCGGCTTGTCCCGAGTTGCGAAACAGAAAGTGTGAAATTGCTTTATATGCATTTCTCGATTGGTTACTGCCAGAGATGGAAGTAGCAGAACAGGAGAAAGCATCATGAGCTACTACCCTTATTGTGCCTGCTCTCATTGTTGGTTCAAAATGGCACGCTCAGCATACTCGCCGAGTGAGTTTGTCCAGAGAGCAAGGAAGTTTCACCTGACTACCGGGCAGCAAAAGGTGATAGATGAAATAAAGCTGAAGCTGTGGAATGGTGAGATTGCGTCGTAAAATTTCACATAGCCATAGGAGAGGACAAGATGATACAAGAGTATAGATATAGTGTTACCGATGTTGTTTTTGAGGATGTTGGGGACGTTGCGGTCCCCTCAGCGCACTTAGTATTATTCGAGAGTTATTGTGAGGAGGTGGACAGCTTCCTTGCGGATACACCGATGTGGAATGCTCCCGGGCGTGGATACAAGAATTGTATGCTGCCAAAGAGTCGACACAAGGCATACACAAAGTCTCTTCTGTGTAGTGGGGATGAAAAGAAGATCTTAGCGGCTATTGAGGCTATGGAGCGGACACTTGATAAATACTTTGATAGCATGCAGACAGAGAAGGCGATGAGGGAGAGGCAAGCTGATAGAGCGGCCATAAAGAGGGCGTGTGCGAACATGAACAAGAAGTACCGCAAGAGCTCCTATTCGATAGTACAAGGATCTACAATCACTGAAGATGATACTGATACTATTGTGCAATTAGTGAGGATTGATGAGGCGTCATGATACAAGGAATGCAAGACTATGAGCATCTGCTTCTAGAGTTTCGGCTCTACGAAGCGCGTATTCGAGCCAAGCTTGTCATATTGCACATACAAGACGCAACAGGCAAGGCATATAGCGATATCACGTCGGATGATATTAGAGAGTATGTTAGGAAGATTGAGAGAAGTAAATGAAAACACAGGATTTCGAGACTCTACTCATCGAAGCAGAGTTGCACCCATGGAGTGCAGCCAAGGGACACGGTGTAGCGTTCTCAGTGGCGCTGCACGTGCCCATTGAGATTGCCTCAAAGTATGGGGCGATTCGCAGCATGAGGCATCAGTGCGATTGGCTTGTGTACCAGCCAGCCGAGTTCGCTGTGATGACACAAGAGCAAGCTGAGAGTCAGATAGCCATGTGCAAGAAGAGGCTGGAGCGAGCTGCCAAGACCAAGACAGGGGAAATGAGATGAAGATGACTCTGAGGGAAGCTGAGATACTGTGTCTCATAGCCCAAGGCTTCACCAACACTGAAATAGGTCACAAGCTACATGTGACCTACAAAACAGTTAGCAACCATCTCACAAGCATAATCGAAAAGACGGGCATAGAGAACCGCATGCTGCTTGCGTTCTATGCTCTGAAGATGGGGCATGTCACACAAGAGACAATTGATAATGCAATTGATAATGCAAGGGGGATAATGCGATGATACAGGAAAAGCGGTTCGGTAATCCGATGACCCAACGCGAAACATTCGAGAGCTTTTACACAGGGAAGCTCTTCAAGCTCAAGATACAACTTCGAGGAAAAGAATGAATGAATGGAATGCCTGAAGAGGAGGTACTCCTCAACTCGAAACAGACTATGGCGTATCTTGGGATAGGAAGAACGACACTAGATAGACTTATGCGTGAGGGAAAGCTCAAAGGTCACAGAGTAGGCGGTACATGGCGATTTTATCGAAGAGATGTAAGAAAGTTGTTGATAAGTGAGGAATATGCAAAAGAAGAAACAAGCAAAGGCGGGAATGGTTGAACAAAGGCGGGAATGATGGTACACTAGCATTCTGATTATTAGGAATAAACAGAAAGTGAACGCATTGTGAGCCAAGAAATTATTGTCTCTACTCCAATGGAAGTGTTAGGGCAAGTCGCTAATCAGTCTGCTCGTTATGCTCTTATAGAGAGATATCAGCAAAAGAGATCTTCAGAAACACTAAGGCGTCAAGTTACAGATGTTGCTCTATTTGAGAAATATCTTTCTGTTGCTGGACATATCACTAGAGGTATGAAAGATGATTTGTCGCTATGGGTAGGGGTATCCTATGGCATAGTAGCTGGATTTCAGCAATGGCAGTTACAGCAAGGCTACTCCATTGGGAGCGTCAATGTTCGATTAGCAACAATAAAGACGTATTGCAAATTAGCTAATCAAGCCGAGTGTCTTTCTCAAGAGGAAATGAGTAAAATCAGGGGGATTGAGAATATTAGCCATAAAGATGGAAGAAATGTTGATGAGAAGAGAGCAGTTAGCAGAGTTGGAAAGAAGAAAGCTTACACAGTTCTCCTTTCTGAGGTCTATGTTGATCTACTCAAAAAGAAGTTGCAAGAAGCTAGCCGGACTGACCATGATGCTGCTCGTGATTATCTCCTCTTCTGCCTGCTTGCCGATCATGGTCTAAGATGTGGTGAAATCGCAGAACTTGAGACGAAAAACCTAGATATTCTTACAGGGACACTCATTTTCTATCGTCGCAAGGTCCACAAGATACAGACGCACAAGCTCACTGCTTGTACTCTAGAAGCAGCAAAGCAGTATCTCAAAGTGGCTGCACCTGGGGTAAAATTGTTTGGTGGGTATGCCTATGCGAAAAGTGGTAAGGTAGCTACAGATGGACTAACCACACGCAGTATTAATAATCTGGTAGCACGGTTGGGCGAACAGGTTGACGTAAAAGGATTGTCTCCTCATGATTTACGCCACTATTGGGCTACGACTGCCATAAACAAAGGGACTGATGTGAAATCTCTTCAGCAAGCAGGCGGATGGAATAGCCCATACATGCCGCTACGGTATGCAGAGGAGTCGGAGATAGCAAACGAGGGAGTGAAATTATGATGAACCAACCAACTGAGGACCGTATCAAGAAGTTAGAAGAGCGCATGGACCGCATTGAGCAACATACAGAGCCAATCAATCTCAGGATTGAACGAGGGCTCCCTGTACCAGAGGCTACCTTGCTCCAAAATCTCATGGAGATGTCTGGCACGCAAGCTACCGACGTGGGCAAGCTCAAGGGCGACATGGGTGAGGTGAAAGCTATCGTTGCCAATATCAAGGCTACTGTGTCTGACCAGGGTGAGTTGCTCAACACTCTGAGGACAGCACAGGATGCACAGGACAAGAAGCTTGATCTGATATTACAGTTGCTACAGAAAGGCGAATAGCTGATGTGGCCTTATGGTGTGCTCTGGATACTCGGCGCTATTGCAGTTGTTCTCTTTATTTACAAGAGAGTTATCAGCCATTTAGAGCACAAAAAGAACATGGCAGAGATAAAGCAGATGTTTGTCGATTTGAGGAAAGATCGAGAAATTTGACATGAGCCTGTAGGACCAGCAGGGGTAGCACTGAAAGGAATGGTGGCAAGGGCGTGTAGCTTAGTTGGTAGAGCATCGTATTGTGAAGATACGGGCGCGTTGGTTCGATTCCAACCATGTCCATGTGAGTCATCTCAGGGGACATAAAATAATCGGTAGATCGGGTCCAGTCCTCATGCATAGCCTCTCTTTGGGAAACTGAAGAGAGGTTTTTGTGTCTCTGAGAAGTGCCGCATGCGGCACTACCATCAATGCCCCTATGATTTTACCTCTCGTGAAATATGCCCACAATCGCACTAGGATGCAAAATCTGAGATATCTCCATGACTCATTCCGTATAGGAATAATATACATGACTATGTATGCTATACTGTTATGTATGATGACTCCACGGGAAGGCTACTCTTGCTCTGGAGAACTTGAATGCTGGCCTTCCCCACTTCAAAGAGAAAGCTATGGGCAATGAGCGTAAATCCAACAAATCAAACAACCATACGCGTGCATTGAGTAGAGATGCAGAGCGAAAAGAAGCGAAGGAAAAGTTTCTCGCATTCCTTCGCGAAGACCCTACTGTATCGCTTGCTTGTGAGAATATTGGCAAAGAACGTTGTACTGTCTATGAATGGCGTGAAAAAGATGAAAAGTTTGCAAAAGAATGGGATGATGCACTCGAAAGAACTAGAGACGTAGCGCGTAGCTCTATCTATAGAAGAGGCATTATAGGATGGGAAGAGCCGATGGTGAGTATGGGGAAAGTGGTGTATGAGGATGATCCGGTGTTGGATGACAAAGGTGAGCAGAAAATTGATAGCCGTGGAAGGCCGATGACGAAGCAGGGTGCAAAAGTCATGACGCCTAAATGGTCGGATAGCCTAGCTCTAGCCTACGCAAAAGCGAATTTACCAGAGTACAAGGACAAACAGCAAATTGATATCAATGCGCAAATATCCGATAAGGCAGAACAAGCGAAAAATGAGCTGCTAGCAGATCTATCTATACGGATCAATGAAGACAAAAAGCAAGATAACCCCTGATCAAGAGGCGCAATTCTATCGTGAGTTCGCAGCTTGGTCGAGGGAACGCAAGTACGAGTACATTAAAAAAAGCCCGAAAGAGCGTGCGTGGCGACTCAAGTACACATGGCGTGCGTGGGCAAGAGACAATCAGCTAGCTCCTCTTGGGGATTGGTCTACATGGGTTATCAAAGCTGGACGCGGGTTTGGCAAGACGAGAGCAGGCGCTGAGTGGATTGTCGAAAAAGCGTGGGAATATCCAGGCGTTCACATCGCACTCGTTGGCCGTACTGTATCTGATGTACGCGACGTGATGATCAATGGGCTATCAGGGATCGTGACGATATCGCCTCCCTGGTTTATGCCAACGTATTATCCATCGAAACGTCTGCTGATATGGCCTAATGGCAGCTACGCAACGACCTACTCAGCCGATGTTCCCGATCAGATGAGAGGCCCGCAACACTCATTTGCTTGGGGGGATGAATTAGCGTCATGGCAGTACTGGGGCGCATTTGATCAATTATCATTTGGACTACGTATCTATCCCGCCCCTGGAATTGAGCCACAAGCTGTCTTTACTACAACTCCTCGAAATACTAAGGAGATAAAAGCTTTACTTGCTGATCCTAGCACTATTGTTACAAATGGATCGATGTATGACAATCGTGAAAACCTAGCAAAACGCTTTATACGAGATATTGAAAGGCGATACTCAGGGACGCGCCTTGGTAGACAAGAAATACAAGGGCTAATCATTGATGATATCGATGGGGCGCTCTGGAAACGAGACTGGATTGAAAATAATAGACTGGCATTGCCGGGTGACTGTCCTGAGTTAAAGCGCATTGTGATAGGCGTTAACCCACCGGATAGTCTTAATCAGGACATGGAAGGGCCACCAGAATGTGGAATTATCGTAGCAGGGCTAGGCATTGATAATCGCGGGTATATCCTCGAAGATTACAGCATTGCAGGGACACCTAATGAGTGGGGAACAAATGTATTAGAGGCATACAATAAATATAAAGCAGATTGTATTGTGGGTGACATCAATCATGGCGGTGATATGGTCGGAGCGGTGATTAAGAGTACAGCAGAGTCTAGCAATCTGAAGCATGTGCCATTTGAAATAGTGAGGGCGTCGCGTGGGAAGCAACCACTGGCAGAGGCGGTATCAAATCTCTATCAGAAAAAGGAAGTGTTGCATGTCGGCACTTATCCAGATCTCGAAGATCAACAGTGCAATTGGTTACACGGTGAAAGAACACCAGACAGGTTTGGAGCATGTATATGGACAATCACAAATCTAATGGTGAGTTATGGTACACAATCGGCATTCAGAGAAGAAGATGTTGCAAAGGTCATAAAGAAAGACGTTGAAGTATGGTCACTTTAGCATCAGACGTTTATAAATGTATAGAACAACTATCACCTGTAAATACGGGAATAGATGTGGGCCAGGTCAATGACCCGATGGCTATTTGCGTGACAGAAGTTACTCAGATAGACACGGGAAAGCTTCGCTATGCTACAAAACAAACGCTAGGACACTATGATCCCAAGGGGTTTTGGGTACCCCCAACTGGCATTGACGCGGTGATGCGATCCGAATACACCGTCAGGCACATCACCCGTTTACCGCTTGGTATGCCCTATCCTGACGTAGCAGAGCACATAGCAGATATGCTTTGCAATCCTATCTTTCAAAATAGACGTGTTCGTGTTTATATCGACATAACGGGCGTTGGGCGTCCTGTGTGGCAAGATTTGCAGAAAGAGATAGCTTTACGCCCAAAATGTAAGCATATTATGCTCATACCAACAAGCTTTGTTCCTGGTGAGAACTACAACCGACGCAAAGGAACGCTTGGCAAGAAGTTCCTGGTGAGTAGGACTCAATCACTCTTGCAAAGCGGGCGCATTCATGGCCCCAATGTTCCTGAGATGAGAGCCACTTGTGAGGAACTACGTATTTATGAGATCAAAACCAACGATGAAGGTAGAGAGAAGTTCGGAGCTTTTAAAGTTGGGACACACGACGATCTTGCTACAGCACTTGCACTTAGTGTGTTACATGACCCGTTTAGTGATAAGGTGACATTGAGCGAACGCATTTATTAGGAGGATAAGTATTTTGGATGTAACTCAGGACAATACATCGATGCTCCCCGCTGGTGATTGGGAGCGGCTCGACAAACGCGAAAAGGAAGCATTCCACGCACTCCAAGAGAAAATGACTGCAATGCTCATACAAGAGAGCAACCATTTCAGAGTGCAATTCCCTAATCTTCGTATTGATTGGCGTTTTCAGGCTGAAGTGTACCAAAGCGTGCTGAACAGTCCTTCTAGTGTGAGATATAGCAGTAAGTTGTATTAGGAGATGATATGATAAAAAGAGTTCTCGTTGAAGTACACATGACCAAAGAAGGTTTTAAGTTCGACTTTAAAGAACTTGATTTTAAGACGCAAGAGTTGAAGCAAAGGGTATCAGAGACATTTCATCCTGAAGTCATGGATCTGCTTACACAGAACTGGCAAGCCTTTAGAAATGGCACGAATAAAAAGAATTATGAGCTTTTTAGGAACTATATTGATCTTCCGTTAGATATGGAAGAGCTGTATCATCTGGATTATCAGAAATACATGCGCATGGATGAAGAATAGGAATAACCTATGAACACCACACAAGCACCAACTCAGCTAGGACAACCCACCTATGGGATAACAGAAGCAGATCGCCAACGCGTCGAACGTATCGCTAGGGCATGGCAAGCTCACGACGGAGAACTAGATAAGCCATTCGAGCGAATGGAAGGTGAGCCAGACATGAACGTCATGGGCAACGAGGTGCAACCAGCCGTTGATGCTATCGTGAATTTCGTGTTCGGTGATGAGGTCGAGATTTCAGTCGAGCAGAATGCGCCAGCGGGTGCTCAAGAGCTGCTCGACACAGTATGGGGGCGCAAAGAGAAGCGCATTCCACTCTTGCAACGATGGCTTATGAATGGTGATATGTCAGGCCGCGCATTCCTGAGAATTGTACCAGGGCCAAAGAAAACATTTGAGCTCGTAGAGATTGACCCATCGACTATTTATGTACAAACGGCTCCTCAGAATTGCCAAAAGGAGATGTTATTCTGCATAGAGTATTGCACCGATGAGAAGAACGCGCTAGGCAACCCCGTCAAGATGTTCTATCGTGAAGAAATATCGCGTGTCGATCCTGACAAGAGCACTGCAAAAGGCATGCCAGACACAGACTCAACATGGAGCATCCAGCACTGGACACAGGAAACACAGGCTGGTACTGCTCCAACTAACAAGAATTGGATACCAGCGGGCGAACCTATCCCGTGGCTCTATCCATTCCCTCCTATCTTCAGCAACCAGAACCTTCCAAGACCCAACAACTTTTGGGGCTATCCAGGTGTAAGCAAATCGCTTATAGGCATCAATGAGGCAATAAATCTAGTAAACTCAAACATTAACATCACTGAGAAGATACAGCGTATCCTCTACTCAAATGGCGTGGGTGAAGGTACGATTGATGTACATCCCAACAAAATCACTCAGTTGCCAGAACTTGAGAGCAAAATTTCAGCAGTCGATCTGCAAACGCACACAGGCAATTCTCGCGAGTTTGTAGGTGACCTCAGAGGAGACGTTGAGGAGCTCACGGGCGTCCCTATGATTGCCTCGGGCCGTACTGCTTATATGCCAAATGGTCCTCAAAGTGGCATTGCTATCAAGCTCCTATTCATGTCTCTACTCAAGAAAATGAATAAGATGCGATGCTTGTATGGCGATACGATGATACAAGTATCCCAAGCTTTGCTAGTGCTAGCTGGATTTAGCGAGAAGATCGATATCACCCTTGGCTGGCAATCACCTTTGCCAGCCGATGTTCTAGCGGATGTACAGGCAGCACAAGCAAAGAATGCACTTGGTATTGTATCAAAACGAACGCTAGCAGGTGAGTTGGGGTATGATTATGATGAGGAGATGAAGAGAATCAAACAAGAGCAAGCAGATGAATTAGCGAATAACGCACTCATGCAAGGTGTAGTACCAGGGCAGCAAGCGGATGATCAACAAGATCAAAATATGCCAACGCAAAACATGCAGCAAGATCAAAGTCAGGATCAACAGCAGTCTCCGATAGGGCAGAAAGGATAGATCATGTCTGAGCAACTCATTCCCAACAACATAGAGCGTCCCGACTGTGGTCATGTAGAGACTATCTATATACAGCCACAACGTAGCCTAGCTGACTACAACTTTCGTGTTGTACCAGAGCTGAGAGAAGCTATGCAAAAGCCGTGCGAGCAGTGTAAGGCCGAACAATCGGCTAAAGAGAATGCAGAAAAAGAAGTCAAGAAGAAATAAGCTTGACTTTAAGCAATGAAAGAGAGTACACTTATGGCAGAACAAGAAAATACTAACTCCTCTCCATCAGAGGCCCAGCGGACTCCTGATGCGACACCCCAGCGGGGTACCACCACAGAGGATGCCACTTCCCAGCGGGATACGGCGGGTGACATACACGATCCTGAGAAGAAGAAGCTACACGAGGAAGCGGCATCACACAGGAAAAGGGCTAAAGAGCTTGAAGCAGATCTAAAAGTCTACCAAGAAGCAGAGAAAGCAAAAAAAGAGGCCGATCTCTCTGAACTTGAAAAGACAAGCAGACGTATGACTGAGAAAGATCAGGTCATCCAAGAAAAAGATCAGCTTATCGAACAGCTCAAACAGCAGATTGCATCAGCAGAAACAAAAGTCATTGCATCAGGAATGGACTTCCATAATCCAGAGATTGCAGCAAAGCTTGTCCAGGAATCTCTCGAAATTGGGGAAGATGGAAGGCCAACTAATCTAGAGAAAGCTCTAGAGACTCTAGCAAAAAACAATCCGTTCCTGCTCAAACAAAAGACTGAAGCATCCGCTGAACAACAACCTGCAACACCAGCCCAAACAGCCAATGCTCTACAAACGCCGTCTCTACCTGCGATGAATCCAGATAAAACACAGACGACGAATCTAGGTAGAACACAGTTTACGCCGCCTGGTTTAGCTCCTCAACAGGGTCCCTACCGACCACCATCATGGGATGAAGCTTACAAAAAGCATTAGGCCAGGAGGCAGAGCATAAAGCTCCTGGCAGATGATAAACCAGGAGCTAGTAGAATGGCGATAGCAGCGAACACGGTAACACTTGCTGATTATGCCATGATGAGCAACGCGCCTCTTGTCCAAAGAATAACGTTTTCGCTTATCAGGAACGGGAATATCCTCCAAGACATTCCCATGATCACCAAGAAAAGTTTCACCATCAATGGCACACGCTTTGATGGTACAAGTCTCCCTTCCGTCAACTGGTCACAGCTTAATGCTGAGCCAGTCACCACCAAAGCCACACCAGTACCTTACCAGGAGCAAGCCTTTCTCCTTAGAAACACCATCGATGTAGATAAATACATCGTGCAAGAAGAGAACCAAATTGTAGACCCACGCGGAATTCAGACAGAAGCATATCTACAGGCACTAACCTATGACATCAACTTCAAGTACTTTGCCAATGATCATATCACTGGTGATGCAAACGCGCCTGTAGGACTCAAGTACCGCATTAACAACGGTACTCTCTTTGGTGTGCGTTCTGAGAACAAGATTGACGGGGCTACTGTCAACATCTCCCAAGCAGGTGCTACCCAAGCCACAGCAAACAAGTTCATCGAGTTTCTCGATCAGCTTTTGTGGTCGGTAGATGCGCCTGACGGGGATGGTGTTGTCCTTTACATGAATGATGTCATGAAGCGGCGTCTGAACTTCCTCTTGCGCCTAATGGGTACAAGCGGTGGTTTGGCAACGACTCAGGACCAATTCAACCGCACTATTGCACAGTACAAAGGTGCGGTAATCCGTGACCCGGGCTATAAGGCCGATCAATCTACAAGGATCATCTCCAATCTGGAAAATACTGATGGTACGGATACCGGATCTTCAGTCCAGACATCCATCTATGCAGTTAACTATTCGGAAGATCACTTCACTGGCTGGCAATTCGGGCCACCTAATGTCCAGGACTTGGGGCTCATCAATAACGGCGTAGTCTATCGTACTCTCATCGACTATGCCGTTGGTATTGCTAATGTATCCACACGTTCTATCGGGCGTCTTTATGACATCAAAATGAGCTAATTGGCATAATGCCAGAAAGGAACGATTATGCCAGTAGACAATAAGTCTGATTTCAAGATGCAACCTGAAGAGTTTGGAGATTTGAGAGAGCAAGTCCGCTCCATTGGACTGGTTGACACTCAGCTAGGGCGAGTTCTCGACACAATCATCCTCCACTTAGGGCATTTACACGGCTTCGATCCTGTCCAGGAAGATGCCAAGGCACGCGATAAAGCTGAAGCAGATGAAAAGGCAAGAGCCGCTACTGAGAAGAATGTACAGGCTAAAGAGCCTGAGAATAAGCAGACACAGAAGGGGGAAAGCCATGCCATCTGATGCACTTGCAACTCTTCAAACTCTCGTAACTAAGACATCTACCTTCAACTCAACGGGCTTGGATCTCATTACCGGAACTCCAAGACGTGGATATAAAGCCCGTATTATCTACAAAAATGCCTCTACATCATCTGGTGCAGGTACGGCGGTTTTTCGTATCACTGAGAGCTCCGATAACAGCACTTTCACTGGAATTTATCAGACCACAGAGGCCTCTCTTGTCTTGGCAACAACGGCTATTAGCGGTGAAATCTTTATTCCGTTTGAAACAAGCAAGAGATACGTTAGACTTGAATTGCAAGCAATAACAGGGACAGGAGCTACGGTGGACTACTTCGCAGACGTCAGCCTATCGCGTCCATAGTTTGTGAGCAGAAAGTGAGCACTCGCAATGGCAGCTAGAACTTCAATGGCAGCTCTCATCAGCCGTGTCCGCTTGCTCATAAACGATACTTTGCTCGTGGGCAATGGTCAGGTTTTTGATGATGACACAATCCAAGGTGTTTTAGATGAAGGACGCGATGATATCGTCAACAAGGCTCTCAAGCCCGTTCCAACTTATTCAGGCTCAGCAATCCAATACCTAGACTACTACAGTGAATACGGCGGTTGGGAATCGGATTATGTCCTGAAGCAATACATGACTGTTGTTGTAACACCTTCATCAGTCGAGCCAATAGTCGGTGTTTTCACTTTTAGCACAAGCATATTCCCGGGCGTTTACATTACAGGGAAACAGCATGATGTCTATCGCGCTTCTGCGGATTTGCTAGAGCGATGGGCTGCAAAGTGGGTCCTCAGCTATGATGTGCTTGTTGGGGGACAGCAGTTTAAGCGTAGTCAAGCGGCTGATTTGCTTCTAAATCTTGCAAGATCTTACAGGATGAAGCAGAGGCCAAAGTCTATCCTCATGACAAGATCTGATATCAAGAGCAATGGTGAGGATGGTGAGCTTTCACTCAAGGCAACAGCCATAGATTATATGGCAAGCGGAAACGGGAATGGATGATGCATAGCAAAAGCAAGCGATATCGTATCGCAAAAGAGTTAGCGAAAACGATACGCAATCCACAAAAGATGGATCAATTAGCGCTGAGCATGGCTGCTCAATACAACATCTTCTTAGATGTGGATAGCCTTATGAAGAGGAAATAGCCCATGCCAGTAATCAACGATACTGATTTACAGCAAATTGCAGACTTAGCTGCGGATTTAGCATTAAAGGATGATTGCGACATATTAGCACAGGATGAGGGGCCTCTTGACCCGCTCGGAGGAAGCTCACCATCCTATGTGGTCACTGCAATCGTCAAGTGCATGGTGGTTGATCACAAGCCACCTCAAGAGTATGCAATAGCAAATCAGATCGTTGGTGAAGTGATCAAAAAGGTGTCAATGCCTCTCGGGACAGTGGTGCTCAAGTCAGGGCTGCTGAGGGTGAAAGGCACTATCTATAAGGTTGTTGATCCATTAGGACCGTCATCGTATGCGGTGTTTTCAGAGGCAGTCGTCATTGTGACCACTTTGCAAGGGGGATTTTTATGAGTGTCACGATTAAAGGCCCCAATATCGCCGCTCTCTTCCAGCAAGCAAACGACAAGATCATTGTCAATACTGAGGACGCGCTAGACATTGTGGCAAACCTGACCCAAAGCGATGCTAGGGATAATTGCCCTGTATCACAGGAAACAGAAGCGCATGAAAAGGGCGATGCAACACATATGCGCGATGATATCAAAATCTATACTGCAAAATTGAGAAGACAAATAGGCACAAATAAAACATATGGCATTTTTGTACATAACGGTACAAGAAAGATGCGTGCTAGACCGTTCTTGTTAAACGCATTTGAAGCAAACAGGCAATCTTTAGTGCAAGAATTGCAGAATATGAAGATATAGTATGGCAACATCTGAAGTAGAAGTATGGACTGCAATAGCAGTAATATTGCAGAATAATGCAAATCTCATTGCTTTTATTCCAGATGATAACGGGAAGTCTCGTGTACGGGACATGAATAATACGCCGCTGAACTTCCCATTTCCTTACGTTGAATTAGGGGAAACGAACAGCGTTACTGAGGATACTTTCAGCAATCAAGGGCAACAACTTGTAGCGACATTGCACTTATGGAGCGCAAAGAAAGGCAAATATGAGGTACTACAGCTCCACAATCTGGTACACAGTGCATTGCATAAGGCAAATTTGACATTAATAAACTATAGAAGTATTTCATGCTTATATGATAGTGGAGAGTTGATAGAGGATGACTCAACAGGCGTTAATTTAATGCATTATACGGAGAGATACCGTGTTAATACAGAGGAGTTGTAGAAATTGGCAGTGTTTGCGCCTATGTTAACATTACCTCCTATCTTCGTTCTAAATAGTAGAACTTACTTTTTAGAATGGAGAAATCAAACAATGGTATCAGATGAAACACGGCGCAAAATGAGTGAAGCTGCAAAAAGACGCGCGGCTGATCCTGAGTACAAGAAGGCAATGAGCGAACGCACTAAAGCTCAAATGGCCCGTCCTGGTGCAAAGGAGAAGTTAAGCGAAACTACCAAGAAACAAATGGCTGATCCTGAGAAGAAGAAAGCAATGCAAGACGCTCAGTTTCAAGCGCTTCAGTCTCCTGAAGTCAGGGCGAAAATGAGTGAGTCTGCAAAGAAAAAGTATGCTGATCCTGAGAAAGGTAAAGCTGCTAGAGATGCTGTTAAAGAAGCTATGAAGCGTCCCGAAGTTCGGCAAAAAATGAGTGAGTCTGCTAACAAGCGATGGAAAGATCCTGAGCAACGAAAAGCTACTAGCGAGTCATCAAAAGCCCAAATGTCCGATCCTGAGATGAGAGCGAATGCCATTAAAGCAGCAAAAGATTATTGGACTCCAGAGTTGAGGGACAGAAAAAGTGAGCAGATGAAACAGATTTTTTCAGAGACGGAT